TTTTCGAACATCCCTACCTGCTGATTGCAGCTAGAGCAGGACAGGATCGTGCTCGTGCTGATCTCCCTGTACTCCCGCTGAGGATGCGTTTTTCTATCCATCTCAGACTCCCGTCGCGCTGAACAGCTCGAACTCCGTGCCCAACAATAGCCCGCGCGCCATGCCGCCGGACTCCCGGGACTTGGCCGTCTCCATGAGTATCGAGCCGGACACGAACACTCCGTTCGTCTTGTCGAAGTCCCTGTTCTCGTTCAGCCAGTCCTTCAGGTCCTCGATTATCTGGAACGCCGCGTGGTCGCGCCTGCCCGCGTCGGGGTCGAACACCCACACGCCGAAGCCTATCCGTATCTTGAACGTGCGGTGCTGGAACGTCCCGGCGCTGGAGCCGCGCGCCAGATCCTCCCAACCCATCGGCAGCAGGTAGTAGTTTATCGCGGGCATCAGCGAGTGCTCCACTATCTCGTCGTCGTCACCATCGTAGAATATCTTGACCCCGCTGAACCGGGTGTCGGCCTCAAGCCTCTCGAAGATCGGGCGGAGCACTAAATCGTAGATGTTGAAGGCCACCTATCCCGCCCTCACAAATCGTTGTTTACTCGTAGTTATCATTTGCCTAAACCAGAAAGGTAGTTCAGGGTCGTCCTTAAAAGTTGGGGCAAGAGGTCGGCTTCTCTTGGAAGCATGCGCCGGATGGGCAACCCAGGGTGAATCACCTTCTTGGCGAATACTTCCTGGCTCTCCGCGAACGGCAGAATCATTTTCCTGCCGGACTTGAGCGTCACCGTCCGCACACCGAACCTAGTGGCCATCTTGAACCGCAGGAACTTGCCTTTCTTCGGCGTTATCTCCCATGTGTGCGGAACGCCCTCCTCATGGAATTTGGAGTAGAAGACTGCGCTGCCGACCACGGCCTCGTTCTCGTCCCACTTCGGCAGGAAACTCGCCTGCAAAAACCTGTTGTTCTGAAGTATCCTTCCCGACCCCATGCGCCTGTTCGCCAAGGTATTCGGCTTCAGGGCTGGCCATCCCCCGGCCATCGCGCCCTGAGACTGGAAGTTCCTGTCTATCCACTGCGAGGCTATGACGGCATAGCGGGCGTGAAGTGCCGACTTGCCTCCCCCGCGCCCTGCGGCTGCGGCCAGACGGCGGAGCATCTGCTGGATCTCCCGCAGCCCCTTGACCTCCACGCTTATGCCGGTGTTCTCGGGCATCAATCCCTCTTTGTCAGCTCATGGTTGCGATTTGCGGTGTCAGTATATTCTTTGAGCACTTTGCCGTACATCTCCTCGAATCCTGGCGGGTCTGGCATCCCTGACCAAATTGTCCGTTTCCTCATGATCCTCACCAACTTCTCGTCTGCCCAGAAATATCCGTTGGGGTATCCGGGCCGTATGCAACCAGCCGCGAGTAATAGGCAGAAACCGGTTAGATCACTCTGATCAGAACTCGTCGCCATATCACCGTGAAAGAAATCGACCGGCCTCAGCCACAGCTTCTCGAACGGCATTCCGAGCGTCTCGGATTTTTTGAGCATGACTTCCACGGCGCATTCCATCTCGCAGTTTCCCAAAAGGCCGTCTAGTTCTTTTCTGTGCATCTTATTTCCTTATCAGCCAGATATGCCCGTCGGCGAACCTGATCTTGTAGTGTTCGTCGTGCATCTCATCGTTGAATTCGCATTCGATTATGCCGGGAATTTGGGACTGGTCGTAATGTCCGCACTTCTGTATTCTCGTCTGGATCACTTCCTCCTGCACCCAGTCGCCGCGCCTGAACGGCGGAAACCACCTAGACGGGAATATGGACCGCAACAACTCCATCAATCCCTCTGGCTGTCCTCGAAATCGGTTATATCTGTGTCAATCTCCTGCTTCTCCACGTCGCTCCGCCCGAACGCCGGAACGCCGCCCTCGATGCCGCCGGTTATCGCCACGACCTCCGTCTCGCCGACCAGGGAGTATTTTCCCTCTACGACGCCGTCCAGGAACTCGTTGTCCTTGTCGAACTGCCTGACCACGGCGGGCGGCTCGTCGGTCTTCTGCCCGCTGTAGTACGACTGGTAGAGGAAGTAGATCGCCATGCGGTTCGACATCTCCCTCGCCCAGCCGGGAACCGGACTCAGCGGCACGGAGACCCGAACGCCGATCTTGGAGTCTATCCATCCGTCCCCAGCCTCCATGTGCGGCCTGATGTCACGCTCGGTTATGTCGCCCCGCCCTATGAGTTGCCGTGCGCGCTTCATTACTTCCACCCTTGTCCCGTAGGTGTAGAAGCTGTGCGGCTCCGTCCTGATGACCTCGAACTCCCCCCGGTTCGTGTAAGGCCGTGAGCTGGAGTCCCATGCCCGCCACATATAGGTGTAAAATCCGACTGAGGTCGGCAGGACGCGGTTCATGTAGAACAGCCCCGTGGTCGTGCCCGACTCCACGGCCCAGTTGCTGCTGACCTGCACGGTTTCCGGGGCCAAGGTGCTCCCGTCCGTGTTGTAGACCACGAAGGCCACCGTGGACGGCCTAGATACCGTCATAGTCAAGGTGAACTGGAATGTGTCCTCGCCCTCGAACCGGTCTATGTTTCTGGTGATGTCCAGAGGCATTATCGTCTGAACCCCTTCTTTTTCGTCTCCCTGTCCATCGGATCTTTCCCGCCCTCGGTGCGTTTGCCGGGATCGCTCTTGGACGTGAACCGCTGCATCAGGTCCTTCCCGCCCTTGAGCATCACCTCGATGAACGCCGCCGCCACTGCCACAGCCTGGGTGTAGACCTGCGCGGAGGTGGCGACGAAACTTGCGAGCGCAGCCAGCGAGACGTATAATCCTTTAATCAGGGACGCGGCTATAATGGATTCAGCGACGAGCGTCCTAAAGATCGAGGCCAACCTGTCAAGGCTCGCCGCGCCGATTGCTTGGGCGTCCAAACTCCTGAATAACGAGGCCGTCCTGCTTAATGCTGCGGTCGCTATCATAGAGGCGGCTAACGTTACCAGAGTAACTCCGCCTTCAACCAGGGATGCAACGAGGGATGCCGCCATGACCGCCTGGGCCGCCAACGTCCTGAACAGCTCCGCCAATTTCGACAGGGCCGCGCTCCCGATCATCGCCGCAGCCAATGTGCGGAGGTAGTCAACGATGCGGGAAATGTTAGCGGATTCGATCATAGCCGCTGCCAATGTCCTGAGATAGGACGTTATGCGGGACAGAGTGGCGGCCATCTCCGAGGTTGCGGCGAGAGTTCGGGAATATATGGCGATTCGCGACAGGGTGGCAGTCTCGATCATCGTTGTGGCCAAGCTTCGCGCGTAATTGGTGATCGTCGTCAGGCTTGCGACGCCTCGCATAGTGGCCGCCAAGCTGACAATGGCGTTGTAAATCCTACTCAGGCTCGCCGAGCCTATGAAAACTGCGGCCAACGTGCGGAGATAATTTGAGACCGTGCTCAGGGAGGCTGATTCTATCGCGGTTGCGCTCAATGTCCGTGCTAAAACGCTGAGCTTGGAGAGGGCCGCCGCCGTGATCATCGTCGCGGCCAGAGCTTGGTTGAAAAGCAGCCCTGCGGCCTCGAACACCGCATTCAACGTTGCGGCCATGATTGCCCGCGCCGCAAGGGTCACATATAGGCCCTTGTTCATGGAGGCGCTCATTATCGCGGTGGCATCGATGCTCCTGAGCGCCGTCATGATCCTGGAGACGGCTGCCGCTCCGATCATTTGCGCCGCCAAGGATCGGAGATAGTCCGTTACGGTAGAGATCACTGCGCTGCCAATCATCGTTGCTGTGAGCGTTGAGAACAGCCCCTTAGTTATCGTAGCCGTCGTCTGGGCCGTCGCTACCAAAGAACGCAACGCGGTCAGGATCGTCGTGATGGTGGCCGACTCGATGGCCTGCGCCGCCAAGGTCCGCGCCAGGATGCTCAATTTGGTCTGCGATGCGGACTCGATCATCTGCGCCGCAAGACTCTGGCTATACGACGCCGGTTCGACTACTGCCGTGGTCTGATCGACATAGACCGCCGTGTTTCTGAGCGAGTAACTCATGTCAGTTTATGTTGTCTATCCTCCACGCTATCGCTGGGCCGTTTGACCCTATCCCCGTTAGGCTCGTTACGCCCGCGCTCGTGCATTTTATCATGAACTGCGCCGGATAGGCCGCCACGACCGGGATGGAGGATTTCACCGGCTCGAACTGGCAGTTTGCGTAGGTGGCGAAGTAAAGGAGCGTCTGGGCATATCCAGACTGTACGGCCACGTGCGCATGGAACTCGACGGCGTCACCGAGCACGAAGCTCCCGCAATAAGTGTGCAGCACGAACACCCCCCCGGAGTTGGTCGTCATGAGCACGTGCTCGGTGCCGACTTTAGTCTGGAGCAGGCTCTCTGAGACTACGCTTACCGGCATCACTCCACCCCGTAAACGGCGATATCAAACAACCTGTCAGCCGCCGTAGATATCGAGCACTGCGCGTGCGCCGCGATCCTGGAGCCGGGCGGGATGGACACCGGGAACGGCCCCAGGGTCCACGGCTGTATCGCGTCGCCCGTCGTGTTCGCGGAGAGCAGGATGTCGGGTATGATCACATACTCCTGCCCCCCCGGGCCTATCCCAACATCGCAGAGCCAAGTCGCCGTCGTCATGGCCGTGTTGGCCTGGTTGCCTATGCCTATCATGAGCGCCCGGATCGGCCTGGCCGTGGCCGCCACGAGCTGTGACCAAGCATTCTTCGTGTTGAGGCTGGTGCCGGGATCGATTCCCGTCCCCCCGCTATCCGCCGTGTTCGTGCCGTAGTCCGTAAGCTGATGCATCGGCGGCGTCGCGCCCGGCCCGTGGCTGAACAGCATCACCAAGACCGTTGCCGTCACACCGCCCGTCGTCGATTGGTTGCGCCCGGCCAGACGGCTGTTCTTGGGTATCTGGATGGGGAGGTAATACACCGCCCTGCCCGATTGGTTGGTGATACTGCCAGTCATCAGGTTCGGCACGATTATGTGCTCCTGACCCGCCGGGCCTATCGCTATGTCGATCATCTGATCCCCAGTGCTCTGTGCTATGATCACCGTGATTGAATGCGCGTCTATGGGCGTGGCTGCTATCAACTGCGCCCACGCCCCTTTCACGTTCGCGCTGGCGCTGGCCGTGAGCCCCGTCCCCTGGCTGCTCGTGAACGTCATGCCCGCCGTGTCCTCCTGCGCGTTCCAGGTCAAACTCCAGTCCCCCATCACTCCACCCCATAGACCGCGATGTCGAAGAGCCTATCGGTGGCATCGCTGATATCGCACTGCGCGTGCGCGGCGATCCTGGAGCCGGATGGTATCGCCACGGGGAAAGGCCCGTACACCAGAGGTTGCACCAAGTCTGGCGTGCCGAAGGCGTTCAGTCCCATGTTGGCTAGGATCACGTGCTCCTGCCCCGCTGACCCGATGCCCACGTCGAACAGCCAGTTGGCGTTCGTCCTCACGTTGTTGCCCACATTCCCGATCGAGATCATGAGCCACCTCGCTGGGCGGGCCGTGGAGGCCACGATCTGCGACCACGTATTTTTCGTGTTGAGCGTCGCCCCTGGATCGACCGACACTCCCCCGCTGTCTGCCAGCGCCGTGCCATAATCCTGAATGAAGCCGAAATGGGCCATTCCGGGAAAGCCGTGGCTCAAAAGCATGATCGCGGCAGCCACGGTCGCGCTGGCGCTCGTGGATTGGACGCGGGCGGCGAGCCTGGCTCCAGCGGGGACGCCGACCGGCAAGCGGAAATGGGCGCAGGCGTCGCTCGCCCTGCGGCAATAGAGGATGTTGGGAACTAAGATCGTCTCGAAGTTGGCTATCCCGGTGCCTATGTCCACCAGATAGTCCCCAGCGGCGCTCGGGGAGGACAGCATGACGATCACGCTGGACGCGCTGATTGGCGTCGCGGCAACGATCTGCGCCCAACTCCCCTTGGTGTTCGCCGTCGCGCTGGCGGTGATGACCGTGCCGGTGGACGCGGCGGGATTGTGCCCGACCGTGGCCACCCGCGCCCCCGAGGATGCGCTCCATTCCCCCATCTTACTGGAACCTGAAATCCGCGAATACCCTGCGCGCTATTTGCCGCACTTTGTCCTTCGCCGCCGCGTTGACGTTTGGAAATTCGGTATCGTTCACGAACTCCTCAACTAGGTCGCGGACGATCCTCGGCGGGCGGGGAACGAAGGTGCGCGTTGCCTCATCCCACATCTGGTCATCGGGCGGCGGACCGGGAATCAAAAGCTTGGCTAAACCGGCGGCGGACAGGATGGAATCATCGGCTATGACCGAGCCCCAGCTCCGCAGTCTCCCGCTGTCGATCTCATAAATCGCGTACCATTGCTCCATTCGTGATTTCCTTGTCCGTCTTTGATCCTTGTTCGTAAAACGCGCGCTGAGCGAGCAGCGAATATGCCTGAACCTTGGCCTCATCCTCGTCTGCTATGGCGCCGACCAACTCAGCGAGTTTATCGAAGCTGCGCTCCGCCTGGAACGCCCGCCGCCTGGCGTCTATCTCCCGCATGTGGGCCTCACCCATCCCTGATACTCTAGCCCTGAAATCCACCCCGGACTCCGTCAACTCCCGTGTCACCGCGATATTCTTAATCCCGGCCCACTCGCCGATATCTGGGCGGTTCATGAAGCCCTCCATGAGCATAAGCCCCTTGGGGATCTTCCGGGCAAGCAAGCGCCGCTGGCGCGCCTCTAGGTTTTCCGTTAGCGGTAGATGCCGCCCTTCAACCAACCCGAGCACGAGATTCTGCGAGTCGAACGGGCGCGGCCCGAACGCCGTCTGGACCTTGGGCCAGCGCGACATGAGCTTGATCGTGGCGGAGGCCACTTCTCCATCTGGGATTGGATTGCCCGTGCTGTTCTCGTGGTTGAAGTGCCATGAGACTGGCTCGCGTAACCAAACCTCCTCAAGGCCGAAATTCAGGAGGCGAAAACCTAGCTCCGAAGGACCGGAATGGAACCCCCGGAAAGCCTCGTGCTCGTCGAAACCGCCCGCAAGGAGGGCCTCCCTGAGAGGGACAGACATCCCCTGTCCGTAGTTCCATCCTGTGCTGTCCCAATCGTTGACCCCGCACACGTCGTCCCAAGTCGGTTTTTCCGGTCGCATCGCCTTGGCCCGCATTTGATTGAGGTACAGAACCGCCCGTGGCTGGACTATAGGATCAAAAAAGAAATTCAGGATTGCGGAAACATAGTTCCTTGGATACAGCGCATCGCTGTCCAAAAACGTGACGACCTCGCCCCTCGCTGCGAGCAGACCGGCGTTGTTGGCCTTGTGCTTGTGGTACAAACCCTCCTGGCCGAGCGTGATGAGCGTATCCGCATGTTCCCGCACGTAGTCCACGACGCGATCGTGGCACTCCACCCATATCAACTCATACGAATCCCTGGGCGCGTCTTGCTCGTTGAGGAAGTCCAACGCGCCGAACCAATCCCTGCAAGACCAATCGAGCAGTATAAGCGAGAGCTTCGGGCTGCGGCTGGAACTCTTAATGACGCGCTTTTGTTTCATGGAACCGCGATCTTTAACCCTGTCGGCGCAAGCAGCGGAACGGCGAAGATCACCTGCGCTGAGCGGATCTCATAGCCCAAAGTCGAACTATGGACAAAACGAAGCGAGTTCTCCCCCTCTCTCCACCAGGCTACGGGCACTGGGAATGAAATCGTTTTCACCACGCGATTGTTCGCCGCTACGCCCTGCGCGCCGAAAAGCTGAATCGGGCCATTGCCGTTGATCCAAAGCTCGCCTTCGTTGGCCATGTCAGGATCGAAAACCTCCATGCGCAGCTCCGAAGCCGTGGCCCCCTTCGCGACGGCTAATGACACGGCGAGGAAGCCTTGCTCGGGCAAGACGGTCCCGTTCAAAACTATCGGATAGGCGGCAAAATATTGGATGACGGCTTCGTTCGACGGCACGGACTTGCCGCCCGCATTGAAAGCTAAAATGCGATAGGCGTGCTTTCTCCCGGCGACGGGAGCTGGATCGGAAAAGGCCGTAATGTTCGCCGCCGTCTTGCCTATCTCTAGCCATGCGTCGGAGTTGAGCCTACGTTCGACGACAAACCCATCCTCGTTCGTGCTGTTGTCAGCCCATTGGAGCTTGATCTCCAGCGCCCATGCGGGCGTTGCCAACAGCAGGAGCGCCAGGAGAACTGCGTTTTTTGTCAGCATTGTCCGCCTTCCATTTCTTCATATAGTCGCGATACTTCTGCCTGTTCTTCGCACGCCAGCGATACGTGTATTCCTTGGCTGTCTGCGCATCGGGCTTCCATCTTGGCCGCAGGGTCAGAATGTGGTTGCGAGCGGCTTTCGGTTCCAGGCCCAGCATCTCGCAGATATTCACGAAGGCGGACGGCCATGACTTGTCCTCGCTCGAAACCCACTCCTCGACCTCCCGGCGGTTGCCCCTCCGATACGCGCTCTGCGCGTTCTCCAGGAGCGCCATGAGCAATTTAGCTTCACCGTCCATTTCTACGTGGAGGTAAGTGTGAACGTAAAACTGATCCTATCGTTTGTTTGAAGAGCCTGCGTCGCGAAATCCCCCACAATGACGACCGAGCCGGAAGGGTTGGTGAACAACGCCGCCTGCGTGATCGAACGAACCGCCGTCGCGGTCAGCGTGGCTGTCCATTGCTCCTGATTGAACGCTGAGATCGATGTAAGCGCGCTCTCCCGCGCCTGCACGGGGCTGTTGACGACGAACTGGCCCTTCGAGGTCGTGCCCGTGCCCTCGCCCCAACCGACGAAGTATGTGGTTGCCACTTCCGTGGCGTTCATCACCCGCGTGATCCACGATGTGCCGCAATCAACGAAACTTGTGGCCATAATCTACCTCCGTTTCAGCTTCACGTCGTACCAGCGGTCCTCGGCGGCCCGATAAACTCGGATCTTCATCTCCGCCTTAGATCGCGCCTGCGCCTGGCCGATGCCGAGTAGTTTCACCCGGATGGGACTAAAAAACCGGGACAGAAAGGCTGATATCTTAGCTAACATATCTCCCCTCGAACGGCCCGAACCTCTGCCTCAATAGCTGGTCCGTCACCAGCTTGGCCTCGTTATAGTCCGCCACCCTGAACCTCAGCACACCCCCGTTCAAGTGCGCGCCCTCCCGCCTCACGTCCAGGTCTATCGCCATCTCCACCCCGATGCCGAGCAGATGAAGCGCGTCGCTGTAGTAGTTTATCCCGTCCTGCGCCAGCATCACGTCCTTGCCGAGGAAGTGCTTGCGGAACGTCTCGATGGCGTGCCAGGCGTACCTCTGCACCTGCTCGTCCACGACCCCGCCGTTGCGCTCCATCTGGTAGCGCGCCATGTGGATGTTGTCCCTCACGTCATAGAGGTAAATCCCGAGCATCCTGTCGGGGTACTTCAGCCGGTCACACTCCAGAAGCTTGATGTTGCGCGCGAAGCGCCCCCTTCGGATCGGCTCGGTGAGGTATCCGTCGTGGTGGATGTCCAGCGGCAACACGACGACGTGCGGCCCGACCCCGGCGTTGATGGCGAGCTCTGCGTGCTCGTGGACGGTCCCGAAGAATTTCATACCTTGATGGTTTCGATATAAACGAACCGGGATGTCCTTTTTCAGCGATCCCGGCGGGTCGACCGAGAGATGGTGCTGGTTGACGGCGTATCCGAGGTATGAGTTGGGCCTCAGATATTGCCAGACGTGCTGCCAGTTCAAGAGATTCTCGTCTGAATTATGTAAAACAAAATCACCGACGCCTCCGATAAACGTTCCCGCATCTGTGTGAAGGTCATACACCCATTCTTTACCGGCTCGCATTGGAATAATCTGTCGTACTCCCATTTGTCGACGTCTTCCGCCCCATGTCCCTAAAACGCCAGCGCGTTCGGCGCATTGGATAATATGTGGCTTATCTTTTCGACTCTGACAGAAGAACTCTCGCCCCTCAGCCGTGCGATATAGATATAGCAGTCCCGCAGCTAGGAGCGGGCTGTTAGTACAAAACGATTGAAGCGATCTTCCGTCTTTTGTTTCGCGGCGTATGTGTCCATCGCCTAATTCGTATCCGCGAAGAAACGCGCGCTGGATCTCCACCTTGCCGTTGAGAATTTCTCTCGGGATTTTTTTACGGCCCGCATCTGAATAGAAAAGTCGACGATACGATAAAGCCAAATCCTTTGGTTGGCGCGGCCACAATTTATAGCATGGTTTATACTTGTCGCCTTTATTGTCCGTCACGACATAGAATGATCGGGTATGGGCCGTTTCGTATATTTGTCTGTATCGCTCGATAAGGGTTATGTTGGTATTATTTAGCGTCCAAATATCAGCCGATCTCCAATGGGAATTCTTGGGAATTACAGCTTTCGGCCTTCCTATAAGCGCGCTTCCTTCTGCGGCGAAAAACCCCCAGGCTTCAGCAAGCTGCGGTGATATTGTTTCAACCGCCATCGCATCTGAGTGGTTTATGAATTTATGGTCTAGTGATAGGCCAATCGTCACATCGGCTCCCCGCACCGCCTCTCCATTGCTCATAAGACTATGATCTTCAGTAACTCGAACCTCGCCGTCAGAGTCTATCACCCTAAATAATTGTTTTGTCCCCCGATGCTGCATGACCCATTTAATCCGTTGCCAACCAAGATGCGTAAGGACTTCATAATCACTGCGTTTATAGATCCGATGCTGGCGTTCTCTTAATGATTGGGGGATCAAATCGCGGATTTCCATATATTCAAAGAATCGGCTTCCGGTTCGTCTGACCGGAACAGGGGTATCGCCCGTAACTGAGTCGATCCAAAAAATAAAATCTCCCCATGCGCCCTGCGTGCTTTCATTCCTCGGCGTCTCGAAGCCCGCGATGTCGCAAACCCCTGGGAGTATCTGATCCTGCGGGTGCCTCATTTTATGCGCGTAGCACCAGAACGGGCTGGTGCCCAGCCTCACGTCGTCCGTGTACCGCTTCGCTATCTCCACCGTGGAGTCCTGGGACGGCCCGTTGTCCACGACGATGATCTGGTCGGCGATCTTGTGGATGGACTTGAGCGCGCGGTGGAGCGTCGCCTCGCAGTTGTTCGTTATCATGCAGACGGACAAAGTCTCCCTCGGGCCTTGCAGGAAGAACTTGCGCTCCCAGTCTATCTCGCCGAGCGGCTTGCCGTCGTTCTTGTAGAAAATCATGAACCACCCGGCGAACGTGCGGTCGTAGTCCAGCTCCTTGAAGTCGGAGAAGGCCACGACATGGAAGCCGTCGCGGTTCCCGAATATGTCCATCAGGTCGTGCTTGTCGAACGAGCGGACGTGGACGGGCATGACGCCCTTGGTGACGAACTCGTCGCGCTCCCGATGGCCGTGAGGTGTGGTGAAACACATCCAGCCGCCGGGCTTGCAGTGGCGCTCAAGCTTTTTTGCCACCTCCTCGGCGTTGGGCAGGTGTTCGAGGACCTCCATGGCGACGACGAGGTCGAACTGTCGAGGGCTATCAATACCGTCCCTTAGCCCATCATAGGTATCTAAAATATCCGTGTCTTCATCGCCGATCACGAATGATAAATTGTCCGGATGCGCGCACGCCGGATTCCCATCCGGCATCTTCGCCACCCTCAGCTCCTTCGCGCACCTAATGAGAGTGGGGGATACGTCCGCGCCCAACACCCGAAGGGAGGAAAAGGCGTTGGACAATGCCCGGGCGTATCCCCCGTGCGCGCAGCCGAAGTCCAGCACGCTGCCGACCTCATCCTTGTGCTGCGCGATCCAGTCGATCAATACTTTTGTTCGCGGCTCCGCGTCGGCCCAGAAGGCCGTCTGCCAGACCGCCGCCTCGCCGCCGCTGCGCTCCTCGTAGAATGTCGCTATTGCCTGCTTTCTCTCGGCCTCATCTTCCACAGTCATGAACGGGACGAACCTGTCAATGTAGTGTTTGACGGACTTCCTGAGCCGGTCGTCATTCAGGTGATCGGCGTATCTCTTGGCCGCGACAACGTCGGAGTTCACCAGGAAATGCTTCGCCACGCGCTTCGGCTCCGATGTTCTCTGCCCGATCAGCTCATGGGCCAGCCGGGCCCAGTCCTCCGCCACCTCGTCCCAGGTCCACTTCTCCGCGCGCTTGCGCCCGGCCTTCGACAACGTTTCCCACCGCTCGTCGTTGCGGATGAGATCCACGACCTCGTCGGCCATGCGGTCGCAGAACTTGGCGGACACCGGCCCCAGGCCTTTGTCCAGCGGGTCGCCGATCCTGCCGATGCTGCCGTCGTCGCGGACGAGAACCGGCGCTCCTCCCATGTGCTCCGGCAGCGCGGCCTTCCAAGGCCCGACGAACGCGCCGCCGCATGCGGAGAACTCCGCGAGGGTGATCATTGAGATCTCTTCGAAAACGGACGAATAGGCGTAAACCCGCGCCTGCTTGTAGTGCTTGTAGAGGTCCGTTTTGCCCAGGTTGCCGAGGTTCACCACCCTGTCGCCGAACTGCTGCGCCATGCGCGCGCACTCCTGGTAGAGCGGCAGCGTCGCCACGTCGTCGTAGCGCGAGATGTGGAGCGTCGCCTTCGGCTCCCTCTTGAGTATCCGGGGGAAGACCTCCTGCAGCATGATGTCGAGCCCCCTTTCAGGCCTGGACGTGAACATGACCTTGAACCGGTCCCGCTCCTGCTCCGGCACGGAGTCGATTAGGCCCAGGTCGATGCCGTTCCGCGTGACGTGGTACAAGGCGTCCGGCCCGCCGTGGACCTCCTGATATTGCGCCTTCATGAACGCCGACGGGAGCAGAACTCTGTCGATGTTCCAGCAGGTCGCGTGGAAGTTGGACGGCCCGGTCTTCGTCGCCAGGTCGTGCTGCCATAAAAAGTTCACCTTCGACTTGAACTCCCATTGGAGGATGCCAGGCAGGCGCATCACGACAAGAACATCGTGGGGCGTGGACCTCACGTAGTCGAAGAAGCCCTTCGGGAACGACGAGCCGTTCTTCTGCTGCACCCACCCTATCGGCAGGTACTGGACGCCGTTCTGGCCCTGCTGCTCCTGCGCGTTGCAGAAGACTATCGGCCTGTGGCCCTGCTTGGCCAAAGTTTCAGCAAGCTGTATCGCCGCGGTCTCCGAGCCCCCGATCGCCTTCCCCGACGGTATCGAGTCGCCCGACATGTTCATGCCGTGGCAGAAGAAGCTCCAGTCCAACCGATAACGTTTATCCCCCATTGCCGCTTTCGCCTCCCTTTAGCCTTTCGCAGTTAGCCTCTGCCTCTGCCCATCATCCACCAGAGCCACGCGCTACAATATTCGTCTCCCGGCCCCGGCTGCCAACCGGCGCCGCCGGCCCAATCCGTGGAGACGGTCTGGACCGCCGTTATGTTCGCCATAAGCCATCGCCAATCCAGATCACCGCATCGGCTCGGCGTTCAGCAAGGCGGTGTAAATCGTCGTCGAGTCGACCGCAGGAATATCAAAATATACGAACTGCCCGAAGTTGATTATGTCGATGATCGTCCCGGAGTACGCGGTCGGGCCGCTCGATATGGTGGTGCTTGAGGTGGCCTGCCATGGCCCGCCGCTCTGGGCGGAGAACCGCCAGCGGAGCGTGAGGCCGGTGACGCCGACTGAGGCGGCTTGGATGTAGCCGGCGAAGCGGGAATACCGGCCAACGTCGAACTGGCCGAAGTCCCTCGATTCGCCCTGCGCTATTTGGGAGCTTACATCGCGGATGATCGGCGTTCTGCCGTGGCCTGTGATTATCTCGAATGTTCGCGGCATAAAGCCTCCTAGCCCAGGTCAGACCGCGCACCGGGCGGGCTTATAGGGCACGTCCTACCGGACGATCGACCAGGTGAACGGCATCACCGCCGATGGGGGGGTGCTTTGGATGCACATCACGTTGAAGAACCCGGCGCCGACCGACGACACCATGACGCCCTTGAGGCTGTCCACGGTGGAGTAGTTGTATATCGTTAACTGTATGACCGCCCCGGACTGCGCGGCGCTGGCCTGGATGCTCGTCACGGCCACGGTCGCAGACAGGACCCCTATCCCGCGCCATCCAGCGGCCCCCGTGAGTGACGATATCGTTAGGTCCGCCAGCGAGGTGACGTTGGCAACGACCACGTCGCGGAACGCCGACTGTGAGGCCACGTTGAGCCTCGCCACGGACTCCACGTTCAGAAGCGTCAGGTCCCTCAAATTGGTCTGAGATGAGGCGTTGAGCCCCGTGAATGACGACGGCGCGTTGGTCCCGGTCTGCTGGACGAACGCGCCGCTAACCCATTTTTCGCGGTATTGTCGTGCCATTTTCTACCTCCTACCCGCCACATGGAGGGCGGGACTCGCGCCCGTGGGCGGGAGATTCTAGCCGTTCGGCCTTTTTTCCTTCTTGCCGACGCCGAGGCTCTCCCTGATCTCCATCAGGTAGCCTCCCAGCTCGGCCAGGGACCCGTCGATGCTGCCGAGGGACTTCTCTGTGCCCGCCACCCTGGTGGCAAGATCGGCCAGCAGCTTCTCGATGTCAGCCAGCCGGTCGCCGAAGCCGATGAAGGAGTCCGACGCGCTCTTCCTCTTGATGACGGCGTCCTGCCCGAACTGCTCCCTCAGCTGCCTGATCGTCTCCTTGCCCGTCCACTCGGACGGGAGCGGATCTCCGGCGTTGAAGCTCCCGTGCCTTGTCTCGATGGCTTTCCCGAACACCTGCATGATGCCCTCCCTATGTCCCGACGATCAGGTAGCCCAGCTCGGGGGCCGTCACCTTCTCGTCCTGGAAAGTGTGAGTCTCGACGATCTCGGACTTGATGTCGTCGTCCCGCCTGCGCTCCGTGGCCATTCGCCCGGGGAACCCCTCCGGCTGCCACCAGAACGTCATGCCGTGGGTGGCCTGCATGAGGCTCGGGGCCTGCGCCACGTAGAGCAGGATCGCCGAGGTGCTCCAGATATCGGCGAACGTTCCCGGCGCCTCTTCGTCCGCGGTGTTCTTGATGCCCTTGCCTATCAAGACCTTCTCAAGCTCGAAGGCCGCCGCCACCTGTTGCTGCGTCACCGATCCTCCGCCCACGTTGTCGCCCGCCCCTCGGATGTACTTGATCACGTCGGGGTGCCTGGCGAACCGCGCCCAGGCGTGGCCGGAGAGCAACAAGACGTTCGGGTCATACCCCGTCACCTGCCGGATGCTTTCCTTGCCGGCGAAGAAGTCCTCCACCGGCTGGCCGTTGACGTGGTCGTTCCAGCGGTAGTTGTCCCCGGTGCTCAGATCGACCTAGGAGCCGACG